CGTCGTCAGCGCATTGATTGCCCGGGTGCAGCATTTGCCGCAGGGGGTGATGGCGTCGCTGACCTGGGACCGAGGAACCGAACTGGCCTATCATCGCAAGTTCACCATCGCCACTGATGTCAGCGTCTACTTCTGTGATCCGAAGAGCCCTTGGCAGCGCGGCAGCAACGAAAACACCAATGGTTTGCTGCGCCAATACTTCCCGAACGGCACGGACCTATCCGTTTACACTCAACATGACCTTGATCAGGTCGCCCTTCGGCTCAATACGCGGCCACGGAAAACCCTTGGCTTCCAGACGCCGGCTGATACCTTCGAACGAGCCGTTGCGCTGACCGGTTGAACCCACCGCGCGTATATTTGCCCTGACGCCCGAGCCAAACGGAAAGCCGGTCATGTGCCGCGATGGTGTTCCCGACCATCCGGGCGTCATACCCTCACTCCCTTACCGTCGTGATGAGCGGGTTCTCCTGCAGGGAGCGCCGCTTGCTGGCCCGCAGCGGATAGAACGAGTTCACCCAGATCTCGCCGGCGTCCTGCATGAGCTTCAGCACGAAGAGCCAGGGCGTCTCGCCGCGGGAGATGACATGGAGCTGCGGCGCGCCGGCCCCGCGCTCGAGGAGCAGCTCGCCGGTCTCCAACGCCTCGCCCAGGATCAGCAGCGTCTCGGTGGTCACGCCGCGCTGGCGGGAGACGAACTTCCGCCCATACTCGCTGGTCATGCTGACCACCCGCTTCGCCATCCCCACCGCCTGAGCCACTTCGCCGGGCAGCATGGCGACCGGGACGGCGCCGGGGGCCTCGCCCTTCAGCACCCGCTCGGCGCGCCAACTCGTCGCGATGTCGCGCAGCGCGGCGCGGGCGATGGCAGGATCGGCGGCCTCGAGCTTGTCGTTGAGGAGCTGCTCCATCGCATCGAGCCGCAGCGCGCCGGGGTTGCGGTCCCAGCCGGGATCGATGCCAAGCGGGATCTGGCGGGTCGCCCCGGTGCGGCGGTTCTTCACGGCGCGCATCGGCGTCGGCGGGGCGTCCTTGTCGACTCCGAGATCCTCGGCCTCGTGACGGGTGATCTGGCGCACCCAGCATTTGCAGCCCCAGCCGTTCGGCGGGAACCATGTGGCCCAGAACGGATGATCGACCGGCAGGATCAGCCCGGCCTTCATCAGATGCTCATCGCGGTGATCGATGCTGGGGCCGAGCTGGTAGAGGAGATAGGGCAGGGCGCGCTTGGTGCGCTTGATCCGCTCCCACTGGCCGGCGGCGCGGGCGGAGCGGATGTTGGCCTCGTAGATGGTGCGCAGCCGGCGCGGCGAGCCGAGCTGGACGCGGCGGGTCTTGCCGCTGGCGGGATCGACCATCGCTTGCTTGCCCCACCAGCCCATGGCCTCGAGCCGCGGGCGCAGGTTCTTCTGGAAGGTCGCGAGCGGCAGGCCCTCGTCGAGGGCGCGCTGCACCTCCTCGCGGATCCCGGTCAGCACGTCGAGCTGCATGGCCTTGGCCACGGTGAAGGCCACCGCATGTTCCTCGGGCTCGACATCGCGGAAGCTGAAGGCCGGGCGCAGGCCCTTGTTCGCGAGGTACCGGCTCGCCTCGGGCGGCGGCCCGGGGTTGAAGCTGTAACCCGGGCGGTCAGCATTGCCGGCGGGATCAGCCATCCTGGACATCCCCGAGCGCCCGGGCCTTGAAGCTGGCCTGCACCAGCGTGTCGATCAGACGGGACGCGGCCATCTCGGGCAGCACGGCCGTCAGCGCCGCCATGGCTTCCTCGTAGGTCGCGGCGTCGAGGATCGCCCGCTCGACGGGACCGAGCAGATCGTCCTGCACCTCCTCCCATTCGGCCAGCGCATCGGCCCCGATCTCGTCGAGCGGATCGGCGGGCGGATCGATCTCGCGGTTCAGCGCCAGATGACCCCGGCAAGTCGGGCAGCGGCAGCCGGAATGGTTCTGCGCCGTCGGGGGCGCGGCCGGAGCCCCGCCGATCACCTCGTCCTTCTCGCCCGGATCGGAGAAGCCGAGCTTGCTGCGGATCTCGGCGGCGCGGAAGCGCACCCCGGCCGCGGCCAGCGCCGGGACGGCGGTCATGATGGCGGCGGTGTCCTCGGGCTCGGGGATCTCGATCACGATGCGCGGGTAGCGCTCCTGCTCGCCCCAGTTCGCCTGGACGAAGGGGCGCACCGCGTCGCGGTTCAAGGCCCCCGCCACCGAGCGGGCGTCGGCGCGGGCGATGTCGTGGCGCACCTCGTTGTGGACATTGGCTTGGCTTTGCGATGAGCCGTTGTCCGAGGTCATGGTCTGGCCGAGCACGGCCTTCGAGATCTGCTCGTCGGCCCAGCGGGCGAAGGTCTCGAAGACGCCGTCGCCCTGCACGGCCACGCCGCGCTCGAAGTCGATCTGCATCGACTTGGGCAGCACCGCCGCGGCGTCCGTGCCGATGTTGGCCACCGCCTGGAAGAGCTTCCGCACATCCTCGGCCGTCGCCTCCGGCCCATAGCGCCCGAGGCGCAAGGGCAGGCCGTAGGTCTCGATGAAGGCGATCCAGTCCTTCAGCGTATAGGCCTTGCACATCCAGCTGAAGGCCACGACCCGGGCCAGACCGTTGCGGAAGGCGAGGCCGGACTTCAGCCGCGCCTCGTGCCGGATGAAGTGGCCGGGGGCCAGCGGGATCCCCTCGATAGGGGAACTGTCGGAGCGCAGCCGCAGCTCGCGCCCGGTGTCGCGGTCATAGGTCAGCCAGCGCGGCTCGACCCGCTCGAAGAGCTCCGGCCACCAGCGGCTCTTGTCGGCCGCCCAGTGGATCTCGACGACCGAGAAGCCCTTGCCGAGGCTGTCGAGCATGTCCTCGACCAGATCCGGGAAGCCGTCATGCTCGGCGATATGCGCCTCGACCGCCTCGGCGATCTCGCGGCCCTTGGTGTCGTCCGAGCCCGGCACGACATGCGGAACCACGCCGGAGATCGCCCGCTTGCGGATGCCCAAAACCGAGCCGTAATGCGGATCGCGCTCCTCCATCTCCTCGGCCAGCGTCAGGAAGTCCGAGAGCTCGCCCTGGTCGCAGGCGCGCAGCACCGCCGCCAGCCGCTGCGGCGTGAGGCCCGAGGCGACAGTGTCCGTCCAGACCTGGCGCACCCCGGTGATCCCGCCAGTTGCGGATCCCGTCGCTTGTGCCTGGGTAAGCGTCCGAAGCTGCAGCGGTCGCCCGTAGGCGTCGAGCAGGGCCATCACCACACTCCTTCTCTTGCGCCGAAGCCGCCAGTGAGGCGCAGGGCGTGATCCTCATCCATGTCCCCGCCGCCGCCGCGCGGCACGGGCCGGTAATCATAGGGCTGATAGGCGGTCTCGGCGGCCGAGAGCGCCAGCGCGCCGGCCCAGAAGCGGTCGGCATGGCCGTCGGTGTCGCCGTCCGCGACGAGGCGGCGCGTCCCGGTCAGCCCGACCTGGGCCTTGATCGCGTGGAGATCGGCGCGGAGCGCCACGTCGCCGGCCGGGATCCGCGCCCGGCGGTCCTGGAAGCGCTCCTTCATCGCCGTCGCCATGTCGAGCTTGGCGGCGGAGGAGAAGAGGATGCCCTCGACCCGGTCCTCGCCATGCCGGCGCTTGGCGTCCTCGACCGGCTTCTCGCCCATGCCGGTCTGGTCCATCCGGCAGCGCACGACGTGATAGCGCCGCATCACCTCGGCCAGGAGCTGGTCCTGCTCGGCGAAGCTCACCCGCCGCCGGGCGATGATCTCGCGGGTCCAGAGCACGTCGCCGACGAGCTCGGCCACCCAGATCACGAAGAGGTCGTTCCTCGCGGCGATGTCGACGCCGACGAAGCACGGCCCGCCCCGGTAGAGCGCGGGCAGGCCTGCGGCGGGATGCTCGCAGCCCGCGATCAGGTCGTAGTCGAGCCAGGCGCTGGCCTCGTCGAGCCATTGCAGCTCGTATTCCTGCCGCCAGGCGTCCTCGTCGGCCATGCCGCGGCGGAGCATGTCGACATCGCGGTCGAGCCCCTGGCGCACCGCCTCGTATATGTCGACGACATGGCGCGACCAGACGCTATCCTCGGCGGTCATCAGCTCGTAGAACTTGTTGCCCTTGCCGTTCGGGGTGGAGATCACCCGGAGCTTCAGTCCGGTCTTCGAGATCACCGGGAAGAGCGCCGCCCAGATGTCGCGGCTCTTCTGGTGGAAGGCGAACTCGTCGAGGATGACATTGGCCGAGAAGCCGCGGGCGGTGTCGGGGTTGGCGGGCAGCGCCGTGATCCGCGCGCCGTTCGGGAAGACCACCTCAAGCGCCTTGTAGACCGCGTCCGGCCCCTTCTCCTGGGGCGCGCGGAACTCGCCCTCCTCGAAGCGCGGCTCGCCGCCTTTGACGAGGGTGTTGTAGACCTCGTAAAACGCCCGGGTGAAGGGCTTGATCACCTCGGTCATGGCTTCCGCCGCCTGGCGCTCGCCGCGCGACAGGATCACCCAGCGCGACCGGCGATCCTCGGACCAGGCGCGGAAGCAGTCGTCGACGCATTCGCCGCAGGTCGAGAAGGTCTTTCCGGTCTGGCGGCTGAACATGCCGATCTTGAACCGCGCCGGATCCGCGATCCAGGCCTTCTGATAGGGCAGGAAGGTGATGACGGGGGACGGCACGGCGGCGCTCACTCGAAGCCGAGGATGCGGCGGGCCTTGGCTGCGGCTTCGGCGTCGATGTCGCCGCCCGCGACGGCGGCCTCGAGCCGGGCGGCCTGGGCCTTCCTGAGATCGCGGGCCAGCGTCTCGCGGATGCCGGAGGAGGCCATGACGTCCTTCAGCATCTTGCCGAGAAAGTGCAGCTCCTTGGGGTCGATCTCCTCGCCGGCCTTCACCATCTGCGCCTGCATCACCTTGAAGGCGAGGGTGGTGATCATCTGGAAGAGCACGTTGTGGCGCTTGGCTTCCTCCTCGAGCCCCTGCTCCTGCATCCAGCCCGCGGCCCAAGCCGAGGCCTCGTCCTGGTATTTGACGAACTCCTCGTATTCCTGGCCGTAGGCATGCAGGGCCGACTTGCGGATGCGCAGCTCCAGCCCTTCCTCCTCCAGGCGGAGGTTCAGCTCCTCGGCCAGCGCGTCGTAACCGGAAAAGCCCCGGGCGCGCAGCGATTGCTGCAGCCAGCCCTTCAGCTCGGCGGGCAGGAGATCGACCTTGCGGGGCGGCGGCATCTCAGCGCCTCGGGCCGGGGCGCTGGATCTCGGGATGCGTCGCGCGCCCCAGCGCCAGATCGACGCCGCGCGCGGTGGCGGTCGCCACCAGGAACTCCGGCTTGCCGTTGAGCACGACAAAACCTTGCTCGGCGAGCCAGCCGAGCTCGGTCGCGGTCTGGTCGCGCGAGGTGTCGATGCCGATGCGGTCGGAGTTCAAGACGTCGGTCAGCACCGAGACGTTGCTGGTGTAGGTCGGGCTCGCCTCCAGGAACCGCAGGATCGCGAGGCGGCGGTGGCGGCGGAGGGTCTCGGCGTAGTCGCTCATTTGCGCGCCCCTTCAAGCAGGTGGTCCTCGTGGCGCGAGACGATGGATTCGACCCGGCTCATGATCTTGTTGTTGCCTTCCATGGTGGCCCGCATCTCGCGCATCTCGCCGCGGACCTCTGCCAGGGTCAGCTGCAGCTGGTGCATGTCGCGCTGCGCCGGCAGGCCCTGGACGGTCTGCTCGATGCTGTTGATCCGCGCGTCATGCCGGTCGAGCCGGGCCGCGCCCGCGGCGATCTTGTCGTCGAGATGCTGCGAGCGGGTGCGCCACCAGGCGAAGACCAGCGTGGCGAGCGAGAGGAGGAACGAGAGGCTGACCGTCAGGTCGAAGGAGACGCCCTGCACGTCAGCTCCCCTTGGCGATCATCTGGCGCAGCTTCGAGCGGGCGAGATCGAAGAGCACGTCGTCGGCGGCCTTCAGCCCGGCGATGGCCCCGGGGACCGAGCGCTTGGCGTAGCTCACCACCTGGGCGGCGGCGGTCTCGAGATCGTTGGCCTCCCCCGCCTTCGCTTCCACAGTGCTCGCGCCGGTGGTGACGGCGCTGTGCAGCGCCTCGCGCCAGATCTTCTCGGCCTCGAGCCCGAGGCTGCGGCGGATGCCGAGCTGGAGCATGGCGAGGAGGCCGAGGATGGCGACCGAGAGCGCGTCGGTCAGGAGCGGGGTGACGGTGGTCAGAAGCGTGTCCATGGGAAGGGCTTTCGATGGTGGAGAGAGAGGGAGGGTGCGTCAGGCGGCCTTCAGCCATTCGGCAACGGTGAAGCCGGGGCAGGCTTTTGCGGCGTAGTCGTTGTGGCCGCTGATCGTGGCGATCCGGGTGCGCATGCCGACGCCCTGCAGCAGATCCCGCAGGCTGCGCTCCTGGGCCGGGGTGTAATGCTCGGCGAAGCGGTCGGTGACGGCGCTGCCCGCGCCGCCGATCAGGCTGATGCCGATGGTCCCGGCGTTGTGGCCGATGACATGGGCGCCGATCACGGTCTCGGCCCGGCCGGCGGCGATGCTGCCGTCACGGTCGATCAGCCAGTGATAGCCGATGTCGCGCCAGCCGCGCTCGAGATGCCAGCGGCGGATCTCGGCGCGCTTCTCGGCGAGGGTGGCGTTGCCCATCCAGTCGGGCCGGGTCGCGGTGCAATGCAGCACCACCTCGCGCACCGGATGGCGGGCGCTGCCCTGGTAGATCATGGCGGAGGTCTGCGGCGCGATCAGCCGGCCCGCGGGCCTGCCGCCGGCGGCGATCAGCGCCTCAACCGCGCCGCGGGTCTTCTTGCCCCAGAGCCCGTCGACCGGGCCGGGGTCATGGCCCATGTCGCGCAGGCCGGTCTGGATCAGGGAGAGGGATGGATTGGACACGAACGCACCTCCGGGGGTTGACCGGACCATCGCGCGTAAGGCGTCACAGATCGCCCCTGAGCAAGTTCAAGGGCTGGGAGATGCGTGGGAGTGGGGGATGCCGCGCCAGTCTCGCAGACCGGCGGCCGGGCTGTCAAAGGGGCAGTTGATACTGCCGCGAGCCGTGCACGGCCTCGTCCTCGCGCTCCAGCTCGGCGCGGTACTTGGAGACGGTGCGGGTGTGCAGATCGCAGGCCAGCGCCACCTGCTGCAGCGAATGGCCGGCCATCAGCATGGCCTTGGCCTCGGAGCGCCGGGCCTTGGCCCCGCGCATCGAGGCGCAGGGCAGCACGATCCGGCCATGGCCGAGCGTGGCGATCAGCACCTGCGCCGCCTCCTCGCCGATGATCTCGGCCAGAAGCGAGCCGGGGGCGCGGCGCGGGATGTTCAGCTCGCAGCCGCCGCGCCGGCGCAGGAGCCGCACGGTCAGCTCCATGCCGATGGCCTCGCAGATGTCGGCCGCAACGCCGGGCAGGCTGGAATGGGGCAGCTCGGTCATGTGTCCACTCCCGCCCGGCGGCACATGTCCTTCAGCGCCCGGGTCACGTCGTTGATCTGGCCGGCGTCGCGCAGCGCGTCGATGTCGATGGGGACCGAGCCCCATTTGCCCTCGAAGCGGGTGCGGAGGAAGGCGTTCAGCCCGTCGCGCCCCGGCTTCTTCAGCGCGCCGGCCTTGCCGAGGAGGCCCCAGAGCACATGGATATAGCGCAGGTCCGGGCGGGGGGCGGCGGGACGACGCCCCTTTGCGCCGGGTTCAACACCCGGTTTGAAGCCGGGTTTGAAGCCCCGGGCCTTCAGCGCCTCCAGCAACTTCGCCAGCTCGGCCTCCGACATCTCGGCCATGCTGGCCTTGCCGGTGGCGACGAGCTGCAGATCCCGGCGCGTGTCGGCGTCGAGCCCCAGCTCGCGGCAGCCGACATGGATCATCCGTTGCAGGGCGCGGGCGGTCATAGCGCACTCTTTATATATCGGGAGGCGTTCACTGCCCGCCCCCGAGCTGGACGCCGATCAAGGCCCAGAGCGCCGCCTGCAGCACGAGAAATCCGAAGGCCAGCCGACCGATCCGGCGGGCACGGGGTAGATCGCCGGATAGGACCCGGATCAGGACGCCGACCAGTAGCGCGCCGAGCGCCAGGGCGGTGGCGGCTGCGAAGCTGGCGGTGATGATGACTGCTGCGTTCATCGGCTCAGGCCTTCGCCAGATCGATGGTGACGGCGCGCCACGGCCCGTCCCAGCTGTCGCGCTCGTAGCAGCGCACATAGGTCTTGGAGCCGACCACCCGCATCGCTGCGCGGATCGCCTCCATCGCCCGCTTCCAGCGCGGATCCTCGATCTCCAGCCTGAGCAGCATGAATATCTCGGCCCGGTTGATCTGGCCGGCCTTGTCGGTGTTGAAGGCCCGGGTCACGATGGCGCGGATGTATTCATGCGAGCCTTCGGCCCACTCGTTCAGGCATTCGTCGACGAGGCCTTTGGCGATCTGCAGCTGCGGCCCGAACTCGACGAAGTCCGAGACCTGCACCTGCACCTTCTTCAGCCCGTCATAGGTCATGAAGGTCTTGTTGCCCTTCGCCCCGCCCTTGGTCGCGGAATATTCCTGGGCGAGCAGCGCCTCGAAGGCGCTCAGATCGTCGAAGGTATGCGCCTTGAAGCGGGCGACCTGCTCGGAGAGCTCGGTGGCGTAGTGCATGATCTTGCGCACGGTCTCGTCCTCGAGCTGGTGCTCGGGCTTGATCATCGACACAGGCCAGAGCGCGCCCTGCGCATTGCGCATGTGCGGGATGCCGTCGATCAGGATGCGGCCTTCGGTGGTGGGCGCGGGTGCTTGTAGGGTCACGGGAGAATCCTATCGCGTTGACATTATTTTGACGAGTGCACAGCCGTGGCGTGTGCATAGTGGGGCTGGTGATTCCACCAGGGTGCGCCGAGAGGGATTTCGGGCGCGCCGGTTATTCGGCGGGATCCTTGATTGGGGGATACATGGCCTGGAGCCGTCTGGACTGGCATGCGCCGGTCTTTCTTAGCTTGCCCGATAGCATCGAGCCCGAGCCGATCCTTGCAGTTGATGAGGCGAGCGAGTTCCTCGCCAACCGCTGGCCGGCAGAGAAGACCAACGTCTATTGGCTGGCGGCGACCCTCTGCACAAGGTGCATCCACGGACAGGTCGATCCGCTGGTCGCCCGGGAGGCGCTGGTGGCCGCGGCCGAGGAGGCGGGAATTTACATGGCGGCCTGAGCCGCCAGCCGATGCACTCATCCTCATGCCTCCTCCGCCTTCTTCATGCGCGGGCAGCCGTGGCAGGCGCGGTACATGCGGACGCGGAGCGGATTGCCGGTCTGGAAGTCGCGGCCCTTGGCGCGCCAGTCCTGGCAGACATGCGACGGCATGGTGCCGAGGGCCGGGCAGAGGATCACCGCCGCCTCGAACACCCCGCGCACCCGCTCCTCCAGCGCGGCGAGATTGCCGGGGTATTTGCGGCGCAGCACCTGGCTGATCACGGTCGGGCTGCGCTCGAGCTTGGCCGCGACGCGGTTCTGCGAGGCCTTGCCGCATTCGATGGCCAGGGTCTCGATCCAGTCGGGCAGCTCCTCGCCCCAGGCGGCGCGGGCGATGTCGAGGGGGCCGCTCATTTGCCCGCCCCCGTCATGCCGGGCACGTAAGAATAGGCGCTGTCGTTCGGATCCCAGACCGCCGCCACCCGCTTCTCGCGCGGGGCGCGCGGGCCGGTGTTCTTCACCAGCCGGTAGGTCGCCTCGCGCTTGCCCGGCACGGCGGTGCGGCTGACGCGGAGGTACTTCGCGCGCAGCAGCGTCTGGCAATAGGCGCTGGCCTCGCGCAGATCGACGCGCAGATCCGCCCGGCAATGGCTGGCGAGATCGACCGGGGTGAAGCTCTTCAGCCCGCGCATCGCGGTCCAGAGCTGCTGGCTCACCTGGGAGCCGCGGTCCTTCGGCTCGCGGTAGGCAGGCGTCAGCTCGAACATCTTGCGCGAGTTGCCGTTGCCGCCGCGCTGGACGCGGACCCGGCCGGCGGCCTCCCAACCGCGCACGATGTCGGTGGCGGGCTCCATGCCGATCAGGAGCTCGGCGGCGATCTCGGCATAGCCGAAGACCTCCATGCGCAGCGCGATCTCCCAGGCTTTGGCCTCGACGGCGGCCCGGCGCTTGGCGGTGGTGGTCTGGTGGGTGTGCATTAGCATGGCTCAGCCCCTCCGCGCGGTGCGGGCCGCGGCCTGCTGGCGCGAGCGCTCGACGGCATGCTCGCGCCGCGGCGGCGGGGCCTCGCCGCGGAAGAAGGCCCGCGCGCCCCAGTCCTTCAGCCCGACCGTCGTTAGCCCCAGCGTCAGCGCCGTCTCCTTCACATGGCTGAGGTTGGTCGAGACCCGGCGGTGCGAGCCGCTGGATTGCTCCAGGAGCCGGGCCTTCAGGTCGTCGCCGAGCGTGATGCCCGAGGCGTAGATCGGCGCGAGTTGGGTCACGTCGGAGAGATCGGCCGGCTGGGCCGCGACCCAGTCGAGCATGCGGCCATGCACCCGCTCCCAGCGCATCAGCTTCACCGGCAGCTCCTCCTCGCCGATCAGGATCACCGGCACGGCGGAGGCCTCGTAGAGCCCGCGCACCACCTCGACCATGTCGTCGCGGATCAGCCGGTCGGCCTCGTCGATCAGGAGCGGGCGCTGGTTCACCGAGAGCTCGCGCGAGACCTGCTCGAAGATGTCGGCGGCGGTGCGGGCGGGCCGCAGGCCGAGCTCGAAGGCGATGCCGGCGAGAAGCTGCTTCGAGCGCCAGAGCGGCTGCACCTCGACATGGCAGGCGCGGAAGGCGTTGGTGGCGTAGACGGCGGCGGTGGATTTGCCGAAGCCCGAGGGGCCGTAGAAGGTGGCCATTCCGGGCAGGCCGAAGGCCCGGTGCTGGACCCGGTCGATCAGGGTCATCAGCGCCGAGACGTTCCTCAGCGGAGCCACGCTCTCGTAAAGGGTCTCTGTCATGCTCGCTCTCTTTCTGGTCTTGGCCGGTCGCCCGGCGTCATCCGAACATCTGGTCGCCGTGGACGCGCCACAGCATCAGCTCCGAGCGGTATTCGGAGCTCGTCTGGTAGCCCGCGAGCCACTTCCTCTGCTCGCGGGTGATCTGGTCGCCGCGCTCGACGGCGCGCTCCATCTCGAGCGCGCGGCGGAAGCGCTGGCGGGGGTCCTCCTCGGTCGCGGCGGCGGGGGCCGCGCGCAGGGGCAGGGCGGTGATGCTGCCGGGCTGGGCCGGGGACGGGGCGGGCGTCGCCGCCGCCGTCTTCGGCTTCACCAGCCGCACCACCTTGGCCTCGGGCGGCGGCGGTTCGCCGGGGCTCGCGAGATCGAGCTGCCGGCCGAGCTCGGCGGCGGTGTAGCGGCGATGGGCGCTCGCCGCCTCCTTCTCGGCCTTCAGCCAGGCGCGGCGGGCGCGGGCGGTGATGCGCGCCTCTTCGAGATCGAAGAAGCCGCTGCGCTCCAGCACCGGGGCCTCGCCAAGATAGCCGCCGTCCTGGGCGTAGACATGCAGCCCCGCCCAGAGGTCGGCGGGATCGAAGCGGATCACCACCCGCTCGCCGGCGAAGTCCTGCATCCATTCCGCCCAGTAGCGGTTGTTCTGGAAGGCGATCTCGCCGGTGCGGCTGTTGAGCCGCTGGCCCTCGGCCCCGAGAAGCCAGAGCCGGCGTTGCGCCGCGGTCGCCTTGCGGATCGGGGCGCTCGCGTAGCTCTCGTCGAACACCTCGACGAAGCTGCGGCCATAGGCGACCTCGGAGCGCCGGCCCTGCCGGGTGTTGTGCTCCTCGATCCCCTCGGCCAGCACCCGCAGGAAGTCTTCGAGCTCGACGGCGCGGCTGCCGTAATCCTCGGGCTTGGCCTCGGGGCGGTTGCCGGTCCAGGCCCCGTCGAAGCGCGGATCCTTGGCGATGCTGTCGCACATGTCGCGGAAGGCGCGCTCGATGGGTTTTGACTGCCCGCTGTAGGGGGTGGCCCAGTGGATCTCGCAGCCGAGGGCGGTGAAGAGCCCCGGCACGTCATCCTCGCGGACCTTGAAGCGGTAGCGCGTCGCGGCCCCGCCGGTGACCACCTTGGCGGCGAACTCCCGGCCGTTGTCGAGGAGCACATGGCCCGGGATGCCCCAGTCCTCGATCATGTCGCCGGCGGCCAAGAGCACCGCGGTGCTGTTCGGCGTCTGGTCGACGCGCCAGGCGAGGATCCGGCCGGAGAAGATGTCCTGGAAGGCCACCATCTGCGGCCGGCCGATGTGGCCGGGATCATTCTGCCCGGGCAGGCTCGGCCAGCGGACGAAGACGTCGAACTTGTGGAAGTCGGCGTTCACCGCCTCCAGCGCATGCAGCGCCGACTTGTCGCGGCGCTGGGTCGGGAACAGCCGCTTCACCGCCTCGATCCCCTCGCGGCAGAGCACCTGCGTGACCCGGCTGACGCTGGCGTTGAGCCGGCGCTGCATGGTCTTTTGCGGCAGGGTCGCGAGCCCGCGAGCCTCGGCGGCGCGGACGGCGCGGCGGTAGCAGCTGGTGAAGGACGGGCCGGCGAGGCGCAGGTAATCGCTCTTCAGCAGGTCGAAGAATTCCGGGTCGCAGTCGAGGCTGCGCCCGCGCCGGGCGGCGGCGCGGTGGCGCGGCGCGAGATAGGGCAGGCGGTCGTCGGGCCGCACCCCCTCGATCAGCGCGAGCCAGGACCAGAGGGTGCGCTCGCCGGCCGCCGAGGAGCGGGCCACGGTCTCGACCGCGAGATAGCGCCCGAGCGCCGGCTCCAGCGCCTCGACCTGCTGCAGGAGCTCCAGCCGGGTCAGCGCCTTGTCCTTCACCGCCTGCGGCAGGGCGTCATACCAGGCCCAGGCCTCGTCGCGGCTCTGCCGCACGACCGGCTCCGGCGCGCCCTTGGCGTGCAGCAGGAGCTGGCGCTGCGCCCGGCTCGGGAACAGCCGCCAGTGATACTCCCAGCCGCCGCCGCGACCGGCGCGCCGCCGGGCATGCTCGGGATCGCCGCGCCAGCCCTGCTTCTTCAGGAGCGCATCCACGCCCTGCCGGGTGGCGGGCAGGTCGGCGAGACCGCCGGCGGCGATCTCCTCCGCCGTCCACCATTCCTGCGAGGGGATGACGCTGGTCATTTGCGGCCGGCCCCCGGGCGCGGCATGTAGCGGGCCACGTCGTCGCCATCCTCTTCGAGCCAGCGCCGGCGCGCCGCGGCGCTGGCGCGGGACCATGCGGCGCGGAGCGCCTTGTATTGATCCTCGACCGGGTCATGGTGGAGAGGCGCGCCGGCGAGGTCGGCCTTCAGGCTGCGCCAGGCTTCGGCGGCGGACTTCGCTTCGCCGGCCGCGAGCCGCTCGATCACCGTGTCGCGCTCGTAGGTATCGCCGATCTTGGCGAGTTCGGTCAGATCCTTCAGGGAGACGGGTTTGGGAGCGGCGCGCAGGGCTTTGATCTGCTCGGGAGCGATGGACCGCCCAGCTGCAGCCATCCGATAGACGTGCCTGTCGCTGAGGCCGAACTTCTCGGCAGTGGCTTTCACGAATGCAACTGCCATCGTGTCAGTTGCATCCCAACGCGCAGCGGCGCCGGCCATGCCTCGCCGGGTCTCCGGGTGCAGCCGCTCATAAACCTGCTTCCGGGTCGCCAGAAACACCGCCGTGTCGAGCGCATTCATCTCGGCCCCGGCGAGGTTGTCGTCGATCTCCATCAACAGCGCCCAGTCGTCGGTCGCGCCGGTCCAGACCTTGGCCGAGATCTCCTCCCAGCCGAGCCGCCGCGCGACCTCCAGCCGGTGCGCGCCCGCCATCAGGTAGAGCTTGCCGTCCTTCTTCTTGCGTAGGTGGATCGGGTCCTTCAGCACCCCGAGCTCGGTGACCGAGGCGATCAGGCTCTCGACGCCGGCCTCGCTGACCGGGCGCAGCCGGTCGCGCACGATCACTTCGGCGACGGCGACCTTGTCGATCTGGAGGGGAATGGGTTCGGCCATGGTGTTCTTCTCGTCGGTTCAGCGGGTGACGCGGCGCAGGCGGGTGCCGGAGATGGTCGCGGCCATCCCGGCGACATCGCTGCCGAGGCGGCGGCAGGGGCCGCACATGCGGTGGTGGTAGCCTTCGGACTGGAACTCGTCGCCACAGCAGAGGCAGGAGCGCATCCGGGGCAGGCGGGACTTCGGCAGCAACGCAACCTGCGCCTGCTTCCAGCTCTCGGCCTCGGCCTTCACCCGGAAGATCGGCGAGGCCTCGGGCAAGCCCAGCACCTCCCAGTCGTCGTCACCGTAGCGCACCACCCGCGGCCCCGTGCCGCGCAGGGTCTCGACCGCCTCCATCAGCGCGCCTCCGCGGCCTGCGCCAGGGTGGCGAGCAGCGCCTCGAGCCCGGCCAGCATCCCGCGCTCCTCGGCCTCGGCCAGCGCATCGACCAGCGGCGTCACCGCGGCGTCGAAAGCCTCCCAGTGCCGGTCGGCGACATCGACGCTCTCGGTCATGATGGCGGCGGCGCGCTCGGTGGTCGCGGTTGCCAGGTGATCGCGGATCGCCTTCAGAAGATCGAGGGGAGGGGTGTTCACTTCAGGACTCCTTCAAGAACCGGGACCGCCAGCAGCAGCCCGTAAAGACCAAGAAAAAGGGTGATCGCGCCGAGGATGTCGCCGACCAGGCTGTCGTCGATCCGGGCGTTCAGGCGCACCAGGGCGCGCCAGAGGAGGGAGATGCGGGAGGCCATCACGCGGCCTCCTTCGACTTCGGCGGGCGCGGGATGTCCGCTGGCCATTCGAGGTCGTCGGGCCAGTGGTCGGAGAACCACTGCACCGTGGCGCTGGCCGTCTTGACGGTGCAGCCCTTGCCCTCGCGCAGGCGCTTGAAAAACTGGCCGTCGCCACGGGCGAGGAATGCCACCCGCCAGTGGCTGATGTTTGCATGGGCCGCGTAGGCGTCGCAGAGCCTGATCAGGTGGTGATGGAGGTCATAGGTCATGCCTTAAATAAGACATAACAATCTTACATGGTCAAGATAGATACGTCTTACTGCTCCGAATCAGATTTATCTATCTTACGCCGTGTGATTTACTCTGTTCTATGCCCGCTAACCCGCTCAAGACGCAGGAGACCAGTGATCGCATCCGCGATCTGGTCAATGCTGCGCTGAAGGAGAAGGGGATGTCGGGCCGCCAAGCATCGCTTGCGGTCGTTGGACACGACGGACTGATACGCGACATCCGCGCGGGGCGCTTACCGGGGCTGGACAAGCTGCTGCCACTCTTCGATCTTTTGGGTTTGGAGAGCTACTTTGGGCCGCCCAGAGAGACCGGCGTTGTCGAGCAAGTTATCCTGGATGGCGCAGACTTCTCGCAGATCCCGCTGCATGAGGCGTATCTCGCCGCCGGCGATGGACATCTCAATGGCGACGCGCCCGTCGTCGGCCAGCTCGCCTTCCGCAAGGACTGGCTGAAGAAGATCGGCGTCTCACCGTCGAAGGCCGTGCTGGCGCGGGTCCACGGCGACAGCATGCAGCCGACCATGCAGCCCGATGACCTGGTGATGATCGACCGCGCCAGGAACACCGTGCCGGTCCGAGCCCGCACAGCGAACGACCGCCGCCCCGCGACGATATATGCGTTGCTCCACGAAGGTCACGCCCGGATCAAGCGGATCGAGCGGCCGGAAGAGGGCCTGATGATGCTTGTCTCGGATAACCCCGCCTACGGCCCCGAGATCCTCACCGGCTCGCGGATCGAGGCGCTCAACATCATCGGCAAGGTGATGTGGTGGGGGCATACCAACCGCGAGTAGACACAGGTCGGCTGACCCAACCGCTATCCGCGTCACGCAGCGGCACTTTCGGAACCGGCGAGGGGACTCTGTCCGCTTATTCAACTAGCATCGACGCCTTGATCAAAATGGTGACAACCGCACCAGACTTCGCCCAATCGTAATCGACGCTTCCACCAAGCTGACCCGCAATCATCTGCTGCACCAGTTTGGATCCGTATCCAAGTTCACCTGTGGGCGCCTTGACTTCCGGTCCGCCCTGCTCGGTCCAGACGATCTTTACGTCCTCACCAGCGACTTGGCCGGAGACGTCTAGCAAACCACTGTCGCCAGATAGGGCCCCGTACTTGAGAGAGTTGGTCGCAAGTTCGTGTAGAACCATGGCGAGGCCTGCAGCCGCGGCTTCGCCAACTCCCAAGCGGGGAACAGCGACGCGGATGCGTCCCTCAAAGGCCCCTTGTTCGTCGTAGGGAGCGAGGAGAATTGTCAGCAGATCTCCAAGGAGGGCCGCCTTTCCTTGTCCTCCTGGAAGAGGACGGACCAGATCATGCGCTCGGCCAAGCGCCGTCAACCGCGTTGTTAGCTGCCTCGCCATGTCTTCGACCGAGTCCGAAGAGCGAGAAGTGATGTTCGTCAAGCCGGAAGCGATAGTGAGCAGGTTCTTTACGCGGTGGCTCATCTCGCCAGCCAGCAGCTCGCTGCTCTCCTCGGTGTGCTTCCGGCCAGTGACGTCCAGAAAGATGCCCACCATTCTGCGGCGGCGAATGCCCTCATCGCTTCCACGCCCCCGTGCCGAGATCCATCGCACCTCGTCATCTATCAAAGTCCGGAAGTCGATCTCATAGGCTCCCAGGATGGCGCGTGTTGCTGTGAATGCAGCGCGCACCCGGTCCCTGTCGGCCGGGTGGATCTTCTCGGATAGAAGTTCAAAGCTGAGGGCCGAGGTCTCTGACACGTTCCACAGCTCGTGTCCCCGAGAATCCAGCACGATCTCGTCTGTGTCCACGTTCCAGGACCAAAGTCCCACACCAGCCGCGTCCACCGCGCGCCGGATCTCGTCAGGCGGCCACTTTGTATAATCTAATTTCGCGTTCGCCATGTTAGCGCTTACCCATATCGAAGATTCCGCAAAAAATCGGACACAGCCCCGTTGCCCGCTGGCGACCCTATCCGGTGTGCTCCTCGACGCAAGAGCAAGTTCTCAAATCCACTTTCCAGCGGACTCGTTTCCTACATCGAAGCCTGCTTTTTTTGCGAGGGAGTGTGAAAGCGGCAGTCGAATAGAATATTGCAGCCCATCTTCCCTAAATTTCAGTTCCGATGTTCCGCCGGCGGCTTCAATCGTTTGCCTTATTAGGGACATTCCAAACCCAGGGTTGCCGGCGACGGGGGCAGGCGCCCCGCTCTCCTTCCACAAGAAATGCAGCTCCTGCTGTTGAGGCAGAATCTTCCATTCAACAAGGAGCTGACCCGTTGCTGTGCTAAGCGCCCCGAATTTTTTCGCGTTGGTCGTGAGTTCGTGCAAAGTCAATCCGATTTGTCCCGAAGTTCTCGGGTCGAGGATAAGGGGCGGGCCGGAAATTTCTATTCGACCATCGGCCTTTGCTCCTACCAGAACCTCAGCTTGGACAAGGCTGGCCAGTTCGCTGCCTACCATCTCACCGCGCACAAGGAGATCATGCACCCGAGCCAGAGCTTGCACCCGGCCGGAAAAACTCTCTGCAAACTGTGCTGGATTTACTGCTCGCCGTGCTGATTGCTTCGCAAGTGCTAGAACGGTGGCAAGTGTGTTCTTCACCCTGTGATTGAGTTCGTCGAACAGACGGCGCTGAAGATCTTCGGCTCTTCTTCTTTCGGTAATGTCCCGGCCGATCTTGGAAGCGCCAACGATTTTGGAAAGCTCATCCCTCAAAGGAGACACGGTTAGCGACAGCGCGACCCGCCGACCGTCTTTGCTCAAGCGTTCAGTATCGAAGTGGTCAACTTTTTCGCCGCTCCGGAGCTTGCTGATTATATACGTTTCTTCTTCCATTAACTCCGGCGGGATAATGCGCGTGATAGATTTTCCTATCATCTCTTCCGGCGCATACCCCAAGATCCGAGTGGCTGCTGCATTCCAAGATGTGACGATGCCGTCGAGCGTTTTGCCGATTATTATATCGTCGGATGTCGATACGATAGCAGCGAGGCGCTCTTGCTGAAGCTTATCAAATATGGTGGCAGATTGGCGGCATAGGAGAGTGATGCTGCCCACCGCTGCGCCATTTTTAAAAGTTACGCGTGTTTGGGAGCGGATCGATATCCTTGATCGGTCGGGCCGTTCTATTATGACATCTGCTTCAGAAAGCTCGACCTGCGAACTGAGCGCCCGGGCCACAGGCAACTTCTCCGGGGCAACGGGATCATCGAACGCGTCCCTGAGGCCCCAAGCGCCGCACCATCGGATCTCGCCAAGGCTGGGATGCTGGCCCCAAAGTTCGGCTGCAAGATCGTTGTAGGCTGTGATGAGGCCGGCGCCGTCTGTTGCGTACGCCGCCATGGGAAGCTGTGAAAGATTGTCATTGTGGATCAAATGGTTGGACCAGACGGTTGCTCGTGATGTTATCTGAAGCACAAGTCATGACGCGCGATCGCGGAGCGTACATGCCGCACTCAACTAAGGTAACCAAGCTGTGTTCCCCGAGCCACGTACGCCAAGGCGGCAAGATGAGTCACCGGCTTCATAGGCGCACCTGCCCTGCCAGGATGTCAAGGGTTGGAGACGCCTCGATGCAGCGTACCCCGAAACCCTACATAACCGGGCTTACCTGACATAGACGGGGTTAGCTTACATAAGGGGCCTTACGGGCAACGGCTCGCGGGCGTCAGGCTTCTCGTTGTGGGTCGCTCAGGCCTGTGAGCTTGCTGCGATTTGGCGAAGGATAATGACTTCAAGCGGCCTGTGGTCGCTTTGATATGCCGAGATCGAAGCCGCGATCATTTCGTCTGACGTGACGCCGTGCCAACTGAGCGGGTGCCCTGCACGTCCCGCAAGATACCGCACGTATTCGCGCAAGGCGCGGCCGTTCCCCTCACGAAACGGGTGAAGGACGTTCAGTTCACCCATGTAATACGCCATACGCGATGCGAACTGCCCGGTGTTGAGGCCAGCCAGCCAGCTTTCTTCTGCGAGGGCTTCGGTCAGCCTGTTTCCTTCGCTGGCGATGTAGCGAAAATTGGCAAATCGTGTCTGCCCCTTTGCGATGTCCAGATCGCGGATCTGTCCGGCCCAGGCATAGACGTCCTGAAACAGGGCGCGGTGGATGCTGAGAAAATACTGAAAGCCCGGCCCCGATGGGGGTTCCGGCAGTGGTCTCTGTGACAGCTCAAATGTTGCGAGAAGAACGATGGCGGCTTCTGCCGCGTCCAGTTCCGCTTGATCCGCGATGTTGAGCTTGTTGATCAGTACACCGGTGCCCGGGTAGAGGCCTTGCTCGCCGCCTTCGTATCGCGCCATCGCTTACCGGCTTGCGCCCGCCCTGCTGTAGCGGGAAAGCAGCCGTGCGCGGAGCTCCGAGGCGCTCAACTCCCCGCCCTCCAACGCGTGAAAATCCCTTTTCGACTGCGCATCCAGTTCGAGCCCTTCAATTCGCTGGCTCGCCACGGCGCTGGCTAGCATGCGTGAGCGCTCGGCTCTTTGCTGAGGCTGGATCGTGACAGGGTTCTCGATGCGCATCGCATGTCTCCGGGCATTTCCGGCAAGCTTAGCCCGGACTCGCCGCGGCGTCGAGAATGAACGGTCACCGGAGGGGTGTTTGAAGTAAGTGTTCTTGATATGTTTCATTTGAGATGCTCTTCGGGAACGACCTATGACACTTGCCAGATCGACCTCACCTATCGCCCCTTGGCTGGGCGGCAAGCGCAACCTTGCCAAGCGCCTCACCTCGATCATAGACCGCATTGACTGCGTCACCTATGTCGAGCCCTTCGTCGGCATGGGCGGGGTGTTCCTGCGCCGTAGCCAGCGTCCGCGGGCCGAGGTCATCAATGACCGGGGTCGCGATGTCGCCAACCTCTTCCGCATCCTGCAGCGCCACTACGTCGCGTTTCTGGATATGCTGCGCTTCCAACTCACCGTCAGAGCAGAGTTCGACCGGCTCGTCGCGGTTGATCCCGAAACCCTGACAGACCTCGAGCGGGCCGCTCGTTTTCTTTACCTCCAGCGGACGGCCTTTGGTGGAAAGGTCTCCGGCCGCAATTTCGGTGTGGTGCGGGAACGCCCTGGCCGCTTCAACCTGACCACGCTGGAGCCGATGCTGGAAGACCTGCACACCCGGCTCGCGGGCGTCGTCATCGAGTGCCTGGACTGGTCGGACTGCATCCGGCGGTATGACAGCCCGGAGACCCTGTTCTATCTCGATCCGCCGTACTGGGGTTGCGAGGGCGATTACGGCAAGGCGCTCTTCTCGCGCGCCGACTTCGCCAAGATGGCGGAGCAGCTGGCCGGGATCCGCGGCCAGTTCATCCTGTCGATCAACGACGTGCCCGAGATCCGGGAGATCTTCGGCCGCTTCCAGGTGACGCCGGTGACGACCAGCTACACCGTCGGCAGGGCCGGAGGCTCGCCGGCGGCTGAGCTGCTGATCTCTTCGGAGCGTGTCCGTTGCTGAAATCAGTTGCATGCTCGGCGGAGGCTTCGCTTGGCCGTCACTCGGCTAAGCCGCTGACGAATCTAGGAAAAGAGGAACATGCAACAGCTCGGTGGAACATGCGGCGCGATTTGCATGTTCCGGGAGCGAAGGGCAGGGGGAGCAACGGGCAGTTTCGGGGCGGATCGGAGCAAAAACCCCGGTTTTACGGGCGTTTAAACGGTGCCTCCTCCGATGGCCGGACTGGGCCGTGTCAGGGCGTTCTGAGCCGTGGCGAGGCTTGTTTCGGCGCAACTGCCGGACTTCGGGAGCTGGGCCTGCCGGGGTCACCCTGGGCGCTCAAGTCGTTGATCCGACGTGATGATCCGCGATCCTCCGGCTTCCCCCGGGCTCATCCGGTTTCCTGCAGGATTAGGTGGTCCGCCCTGAACAACCCCCATACCATTGATTTTGCGATGAAACGCTGTGGTTTTTCTCGCCATGGCCTGCAGGGTTTTGTATGATTTGCGGCGAAACCCTGCAATTTCGGTTCTGCCCATGAAGCATCGCCCGCGCGCTGAAGAACAGGATGATCTGCTGCGTCCGCGGCTTGTTGACATGATCGATCCGCGGCACGAGCTGGTGAAGCTGGCGGCGATGATCGACTGGGACGTGTTCGAGCGGGAATGGGCGGGGTTCTTCCCGTCTGGCAAGGGTCGCCCTGCGACAGAGCCGCGGCTGGTCGCAGGGCTGCTTTATCTCCAGCACGCTTACC